GCTTTACTTGTAGATTGTTCAGATAATTCTTCTACATTTGGTGTCATATTATAAATAGAATCTGTTAATACATTTGGTGTACTAGCAGATACTACGATTACATTAGCTATATCTTTTTCTTTTGGCAGTGCCATTAAATCTCCCTATTTGTTTTTTTCTGATTCTTGGACATTATCCTTGAGGCTCAGAAGCTGTTCCAGTAAAATTGCTTTCCCCTGATTGCGGAATATTTCCTGTTCCGATGTTGCCACCACCAACGCCCGATGGGTCATTTGGGTTTGCTCCAACAGGTGCTCCTGTAGGGCTTCCCATGCCACTTGATTGTTCGTTAGGGCTTTGAGCTTGCTCATCATTTTTTTGTTCAACATTTAGACCTTTCAACATTTCTGCAAATATTTGTGCATCTTGAATATTGTTTACCAGACTGTCTGGGTCAATATCCTGTGCTATTGCTAGCTCCCTCATTAAATTTGGTATCTTAATAAATGGTGCTAGCATTGGATTAGATACAGTTTGTAATAAAGTTGTTAAGCGTTGTGACCTAACTTCTTTTTGCATTACACTTGAAACACCATTTGGTTTTATTTCTAAATCACCTACAATATCGGGATTATCTTCATCAAATTGCATATTCCATTGAAAAAATGCTTCACCTAATGGTTTAAGTAAAAAATCATCTATGTTTTTCATCACTGTTTTTATAGATAGGTTAGCCCCACTCAATAACATTGAAAGACCAGATGATGTTCTTCCTGTTCCCGACACACCTGTTTGTCCATGCATAACAGAAGGTATACCTGTTTCTTCATCTGCAAGTTGTCTTGCTTGCATATACATCTGTAGATTTTCTGGTGCAGTATTTGGAAACTTTAATCCATTGATTGCAGTTCCTGTAACACCCGATTGTCTTCTAAAAATTTTGCCCGGAAATATATCCATATTTTGACCCGGAACTAATGATGCTTCATCAACATCAAAAACTAAGTTACCTGCTAAAGCTAAGTTATCAATAGCCATTCTAACATGACCATTCATAAGTAACTGTGCGTCTTCCATATTTTCTGGTACACCTATACCAAATAACTGATAAGGGTTTATTTCGTAAGGCAATACATGATATGGTATACGCTCTGGAGTAAATGGATTTAATACTGCTCTTAATAATTTTCCATTACATATCCAAGCATTTATCTGTACTTGGTCTAATGGAGAACTATTATCTGGCATTTCTAAACCAATTTCTTGTGCTAGATGTGTATCTAGTGTTCCCCAGTATTCTAATACTTCGTATCTATCAACTTCAAAGTTTCCAGATGCATTATCGTACGATTGAATAATATCTTCGTAATATTCATTCATATAGTTTGAACCCATACTTAAACACTCGCCGATAGCTTCTTCGTCAAAGTAAGGTAAGTTAATTAAATTTCTTAATTGGTTTCTACTAAACTTATGTCTTTCAATAGTAAAGTTACAATCAGCAATAGATGTAGCATCTGGGTCTGGAAAAAAATCCCAACAACTTACACCTTCTATACGAGGTACTTCTTTGTTATAAGGAACATATTGTTTTCCTGCTTCCCATTTATGTACTTTCTTTAAAAAATTAAATGGCCCTTTTACAATACCAGTCCCTAATAATACTGATTCAAATATTGAATGACGTAAAACATTTATTGCATTTGAATCTAATAACTGGTCATGGATTAACTTTTCCATCCTAAGAGCAGTTTCTTTTGCAGGGTAAATTTCTGGTTGATTTGGAATACGAGCCTTGCCTTCTATTAAATTAGCTCCTTCGTATTCAGATTGTAAACCTCCTAATTTACTTTCCATAGGTGTTGCTTCGGTTGCACCCGGTAATAGTTCTTTACCATCACCCGGAAAACCTACAGAAGATTGTAGCTGTTCTTCACCCGGTACACCTAAATGCATTGTATCAGCAATGCCTTCTGGTACAGGAGTTGAATTAACTGTTATAGGAAATTTTTTATTAGCAAATAAAACATCAACAATTTGCCCATAAGCGGCTAAAGTTTTTGTCTTTGTTATTTTAATAAAGACTTTACTTTTTTCTGTATCTCTAAATTGTGTTGTGCTATCATATACACCTCTATAATTTTTGAACGCACGCAACCATCTACCCTCGTGGGTTAGTCTAGCTGATTTTGATTCTTGAAATTTAGATGTTATGTAACCAACAATACCCGGAGCATCCTCCGCAGGCATTGTAGATGTTTGGTCTGCACCTTGCGGTTCATCAACCATGAATTATCCTTACTCTAGTATGCTTTTTGTTTGTCTGCGTTTAAAACTGATTTGTCTAATGGTGCAGATTTAGCAGGAGATGAAGCTTCAATTAATTTGCTGTCTTCTTTTATCTCTGGTGTAAAATCTGGTTTCATTCTAGTTAATGGAGCATCTGGTCTATCTGCTTTTATTTTATCAGAACTCATTATATAGTTTGAATCATAGTTATAGTTATTATCTGGCATGTTGCCTCCTTATCATATTAATTTTTTTGAGCACCACTCTAATACCCAAAAACTGTGTCACTAGGTGTATAAGCAACTCTATCCTTTATCCTATTTAATGTAGTATTTAGGGTAGGTTGATTAGATTGTCTAGTCATAATCATATATCGTAATGCATCATATGCATGGTCGTCTGCTTTTGTATCTACATCTTCTGGATTTGTTTTTGATGTAGGTATACTTGACAGTGTTCTTATTAAATTTGTACAAGTACTAAATATTTTTAATTTAGGTTCTGCTGTTCTAGGGTCTATCTGTAATCTTCGATGAACTTCTACTTTACCAGAAATTCTATCTCTATCAGCAGGTAACCAACGAACACCATTGCGTATCATTGTTTCTGCTATACTAGGGCCTAAACCAACTTTATTCCAACAACTTGTATCTAAGATAGATAAAGACATTGGAGGGTCGTTTCTTTCCATTTCTAATATCATTCTAGCTAAATCTTCACCTGTATATCCCGCCGAGTACAATTCACGATAGATATAAATATTACCATCAAAATCTACTGTACCCCATAGTACACAAGATGGAGAAGCATAACCATAGTCAGCCGCTCTAAATCTTTGCCATCCCACAGGAACTTCTACTGGTTCCATAACATGTAAATGTCTAGAGAACTCTGGAAAAGCCGCACCTTCTGCAACTTCCCAATCACCATCTAACAATCGTTTTCTTTCTACATCTGGTAATGAACGAAGCATAGCTTCATACTGACCATCAGACATTAAGTAAGGATTGTCTGTTAATCTAGCAGGAATAAACTTTCTTTGAAAAAGAGGTTGTCCTGCTTTCTCATGTTGTTCTGGCCATCTATATATTTCACCAGATTCTATATCACCTGCCGGAAATGATTCATGTGGTGGTGATGGGTCTATGTACATTTTCTTTACCCACCATCCTCCTAAACCACCGGGATTGGCTGTACACCTCATATAAGGTTTTATTTCTTGATTTGTAGTTCTTAATCGAGAACGTAAGTACTCCCAAACATAAGGGGTGGGGTAATGCGTTACTTCATCAATACCTATCCAATTAAAAGCTTGACCTTGATATCGGGTTACATCTTTATCTCTATCGAGATACGAAAACCATGCAGTAGCTCCACTAGGAAATATCCACATTGACTTGGATTCCTTGAATACTGCTCCGGGAAATGCTTTCGGATACAATTGCTTGCTTTTATCAATTAATTCTGTTAGTTCGTCTAAGGTTCTTCTAATTAGCAAGGCACGATGGTCTGACAGATGAGCATATCTCAGCAAATCTGCTAGTAACGCATAGGATTTACCGCCACCGGCGGCTCCACCATATAGTACATCTCTTTCTGGAGATGCTAAAAAGTCTGTTTGTGGCCCTTCATTAGGTTTAAATACCACATTTTCGTGTTCTATCTGTTTTTTTACTGCTTTTGGTGCTACTTTTAGGTCATCTTCTGTTAAAACAGCAGGATTCTTACCTGTAAGTGTACCTTCTATCTTTTTTAAGCCAGATTCTATGTATCTAACCTTATCTCTTTGTGCTTTTACTTGTTTTATCTTGTTTTCAGCAGTTTTTTTAGCTTGTCGTAGCTTTTTTTGTGCCGCTTTTCTAGCTTTTGTCGCTACACTATAGTTGTATTGACGTTTTGGCTTTGGCGGTGGTACATCATTTTGCATTATCTTCCTTTATATACAGAAGAACTTTGAACTATTTTTTTATCCATTTGTTTTATTTTAGGGTCTTTATCTTTAAAAGAATAATATCGGGAACCTTTTTTATATAACTTGTATCCTTTTTTTAAATCTGCTTGCACTGATTTATGAAAAGTTGGATGTGTTACTTTTTTTAAATATAATCCTCTATTTTCTCCACTTGAAATTCGACTAGGCATATGACCAGTTTTATCTGGCTGTATATTTGCATCTTTAGCATCTTTTATATAGTATTTTATTTCTTTAGTCACTCTTTTCCCCTAATACTTTTTTTCTAAGTCCTTGTGGGGATATTTTTCTACCGGTTGTGGCAGTGAGCCAACTAGCAACTTCCCTATAAGAGCAAGACTGAAGATAAGTTTTTGCTTTTGTATAAGCCTCAAGCTCTTCTGTGATAGGTAATAGCGTTTTTGTGTCTTCATCTAATTTATATCCGAAAGGTATGGTTGATGTTTTTCTTGTATTTTGGGTGGTTGTGCTTGTTTCCATGCTAAGTAAATTATAAATTTGTTGTGTAAATCTATTGGTTTTAATAAGTTAGGGTCTTTCTTGTATTTATCCTGTACCCAGTGTCTAAATTCGTTGCTTTTTGTTGTTAGTGGTCGTTTCACTAATAACCGGCTGTCATCTTCGGCTTTCGTACTCCGCCACCTTTTGCGTAGGTTTTAACGGAACCACCTTTTTTCTTTTCTAATTTTTTTCTAGCACCACTTCCTTCTATAGCGGCTATGGTTGCTATTCCTGCTCCTGCCATTGCTAAACCTTGCAAGTCTTCTTTATCAACTTTTTTTAAATCATTTTTAACAGCATTGTAGGCTTTTTTACCATACTTAGCTATTATTTTAGATTTTGATACTCCTGCTAGTATTAATCTTGCTATTACTCCCATTATCCCTCTATAATTTTTTCTTCTTGTTTACTAGGTAATAAGACCACACCATGAATTGCTGTCACATTGTGGTCTACTGTTTCTCTAGAACCTATACCTATACGGTTCAAAAGACTTTCTGCGGCTTTTAATCTAAGCTCGCCCTTGGGGGTTGTTCCGTCTTCATCTAAAGCGTTAATTAAGTTGTTAG